GCATCGCTTCCGCCAATGCCTAGGCGCCGAGTCAGCAACCATTGCGTTCTATCCATGTCTTTTACACTCGCTAAGATGTTCATTGTCTTTTCTTTTGCAATAGCCATATATGTTACCTCCATTGATTTTTTAATAGATTCGAGGTATAATTCTGTTAAGGTAATATCTCAAATCCCGGACCTGCGCTGCTACGCGGGTCTTTTTTAATGTCTAAAATCATCGTCCCAAAGATCATCAACAACCATCGGATTCTCAACCATGTTTTTTACCACTTCCTCTCAACCAGTAACCTGCAATCACTGACATAAACGACACGAAAATCATTACCATAAATACATCCATCAGCGCGTGACCTCCTCATAGCCTTTTAACTTCAACTCTTCAATATAGTCCGCCATTTTCTCGCAGCCTGTTTCAATAAGCGGGATTTTTTGCCGGAAAGCTGGATTAGCGATCATTTTCGTTCTGTCGTCTATGAAAATCTCACTATTACCGAAAATCGTTTGTTTCCGAAAAACTCTTTCTGTCATTGTTGTAGCCCTCCTATACTAAAATTAGAATTAAAACCAAATTACATAAATTTATTAACGCTAACGCCGCTGCTATTATTACTAAGATGCTGAATAAAAGTTGGTTCTTCATATTGTGCGCCTCGGTATAATAATTTCGCGTAGATGTCCATCTACAAGCTCTTTAGTGACTTTGTACTTTTTGTTAAAAGCTTCAGCTCTTTTTTTGCGCTCAACTTCATCAATCTTTTTAAATCGCTCTTTTACAATGTTGTTTATTTCTGTGAAATTAATATTCTTCGACTCGTAGCTTTCGTAACTAGCTGATACTAAAACTTCGCTCATTTTCCGCAACTCCTTACTAGTCCAGATTTTTGATAATATTGATCACGTTTGTTTAAAACTTGTTGTAAATCTATGTTGAAAGCTTTCGCAATACTTGCGTTCAGAGTTAATGCAGATGCAACTACATCTGTTATTTCTGAAATAGCTTGTTTAGCTGCTTCTCGTTGTAACATGTCACCTTTTCTCAAGCTATATGTCATCGTTTCTAAGCCGTTTTTTAGCGTGTTTATTGCTTCTTCAACTTCTAGTTCAAAGCGGTTAGTTAACGAAGCGTGGTGATTGTCTAAGCCGTCGAAAAGTGGAGGTATCATTCCGTTTGAAAATTCATGTGCGAATAAATAGGTGCTTTCTGGTTCGTTGTAGCTATCAATTAACTGTTCTGCTTGTTCAAGTGAAACTGTTCGTTTTCCTTTTATCTGATTACTTATTAGTGCTGGCGTTACAAAACTATCTATCGCTAGTTCTTTTTGCGTGCGAGTTTCTGCTAAAACTTGCATCGCGCTTGTTGCCGATGTTGATTTTTGAAACATAATATCTCAATCCCCTTTGTATATTTTTTAGCGACTAATTAACAACTTATCGTTATATACTATTGTTAGTCGCTCCCCCGTGACTGTAAGTTGTCTGCGAGCGCCGTTGTGGTAGGCGGCGCTTAAATTATGACTTGTTTGTTTTCTTCTAATAACTTGTTTAATAGATATACTTGTCCTTTTCCTGTTACTTGTGGAGTATAAGTTGTTTTCATTAAGCCGTTTCTGTCTGTATGAATATGTGTTTTTTGTTCAAACAATCCTAAGTTCATTGCCTTTTGAGACGGTTTATTGTAATAAGCACCTTTATTTAACAAATAGCCACTACCTCTCAGCCATTCGAAAAGTCTGTTTTGCCCTATGTCTAATCCTTTTTGTTTTAGAATGGTAGCTAAATCTTTCACTAAAATTGTGTTCTCGCTCGTTTGTACAGCTTCCGCAAAAACTACTTTCGGCTTTTGTTCCTCAAGTTTTTTTAACACCTCTTGCTTCTCTTGTTGTTCCTCTATCCATTTTTTAGCTCTAGCGACTGGATCTTCTATCATGTATGAAAACGTTGGATATTCAGTTGCTAATTTCCTCGCTTGTTTTTCTACTTCAATGAAGTATTTTCTAATTGCTCGACCCATTTCGTTGTTTTGTACCATTGCTAATTCTTTAGCAGTGTCTAAAGTTAGTAAGTATTCTGTTCTAGGTCTGCCAAATGTACTTTCTCCCAAAAATGGGAAATAGTCTTCATCCTTTGAAAATCCGTAATTGTTAAACTTATCGGTAATCCAAGTAGCAAATTTTTTACCGACTTGCAAGCTTTGATGTAGTTCGCGTGCATTTACGAATTTCTCGCCTTTTTCGTTCTCCATTACTGGCAACATATCATTTGCAATTACTTGTAAATTTGACATTTTGTTCTCCTTTCTGTTCGCCCTTTCACAGTGCTATAGTTTTTGTGAAGGGAGGTGGAATTTGTGAAAAATCGCATGGATATAATGTTCAAAGGTATCTCTGATGACCAGCCCATTGCTCTAATGGGCGTTATAAGCATTACATCTTTTCCAGATAACAAAAGTTTTGATTTAAATGATTTTTATTTAGAAGCCGATAAAACTTACAAAATCATTTATAAGGGTGCAAACGAGTTAGAAAACGATTTATCGAAAGTTTTTCTAATGAACTCAAATGATGTCCTTTACATTGAGTTCACTATTTAATAACTGTTTTCAATGATTCCGCTAAAGCCGACACCATGGCGGAATCTCCCTTATTGAGGGCTTCTTTAAAACTCGATTCAAAATTTTCCAAAATTACTAATTTACATTCAAGCCGTTTTTGTTTAATTGCTTCCATCATTTCAAAGTCCTTCATTTTTTAACCTCCTATTCTTTTTGGAAAAGCTTCACTTCACCTTAATTTCTAACGAGTTTATAGTGTTAGCCAAGTCTTCCACCAAAGATTTAGCTTCACTTAATCTCTTTTCTAACAAAGCGGCGTTTTCTATGGAATCCTCTACTCCATTCAGCTCTACTTCCATTTCGATAATTTTTAGCTCTTGATCTTTTTCAAGTAAATTTAAAATATTTTTTATAACGCTGTATTTAACGAATGAGCCGCTCTCTATCGCATTACCATTTTCTAAAATTGTTTCTAGTTTAATAATTGCTTGTTTGATGTTATTCATTTTTCTTCCTCCTAAATTATGATTTTTAGTATTTTCCAGACCATATTAGTCTTTGCATTTCTTCGCTGATCGTGAATGGGTGATATTCCACTTGTACAACTGGTAATGATCCTGCTTTTAAATCTAACTTGACCGCTGTAATTCCTTTTCTTAATTGTTTTCCATTGATTTCTAATACTCCATAACAACAGTTTCTATCTCCTTGCATCTTAATATTTAATGATTTTAAGTTTTCTGGTGGTATGTCTTTGGTTTTAAAAACACAATCTTTCTGTTCACTTCTTTTGTTGCTCAGATATCTTCTGTTCATTTTCTAGCCTCCTATTTTCTTTTGCCTAAATCGCCGTTAGTTTTTTCCGATAATCTATTAACTAATGAATTAATTTCTGAATAAAGTTCCGGCAAAATACTTAAATCACTAAAATCTTCTCCGGTTATACTTAATTCAATGGTGAGTACTGACTCTTTTCTATTTCTCTTAGTTAGGAAAGAGTTTGTAAATGCAATTTTCCTCATTTTCTAGCCTCCTGTTTTTCATTTAAATAAAAATGACTCTTTTCGCGTACTTTATCATCAAAAAAAATAGTCCATTCGAAATCTAAAACTGATGCAATACGCATAGCATTTACAACAGAAGGATTTCTTCTCCCTTGTTCGATTGATGCGTAAGTTGTTCTTTCCACATCCGCTAATTCTGCTACATCTTGTTGAGTTAGGCCATTTTCTTCTCTTATTTTTTTCAACCAAATCCTCATAAATATCTCCTTTCTCTAATTGTGTCGTATTGCGTACTTTTATATTACTACGCTTTTTGACACATGTCAATAAATTAATACTCTTTTTGACACATTTTATTTAATGCCAACAAACTACGCTTAATGTGTAGTATAATTTTATGAGAGGTGATAGCATGTTTGGAGACATATTAATGAAATTACGTAAAAACAAAAATCTAACCCAAAGCGATATAGCCAAGATTCTTGGTGTAGCAAGAACAACCTATTCTTCATATGAACAAAACAGAAGAATGCCTGACGCGGAAATACAAATTAAAATAGCTGACTATTTCGATGTCTCCTTAGATTATTTGCATGGAAGAGGTAAAAATAATATTGCCGACACGATCGCAGCTCACATTGATTCAAATGCATCAGAAGAAGATATAAAAGAGATACTCGCTTATATAGAAGAAAAAAGAAAAGAACATGTAAATGAAGAAGAAATAAATATTACTGATGCGGCTTCAAAAGGTGATAAAGAGGTAAATGAATTTGTTGACGAAAATGAGGATTTTAAAGCAGTTGCAGCACGCATAATGAGCGACGCGGAAGCAGTAAAAGCTGTTAAATCATTCATTGAATTTTACGAGCAACAAAAAAACAACTAGTTTAATAATATATTTATTCTTGAACTACTTGACTTGTAATTTATTTACTTGTTATTACTATTGATTATTAACATTCTGTGAAAACGTGATATTTCTTATAAAAATTATGTATAATATAAGTGTAACGTTGCAATAAAAAAACAACGGGGTATAAATACATGAAAACTTTAGATGAACTGAACGTAAAACATGATATAGTGATACTAGAACACGAATTTACTTCTTGTTCATTCACTTTAAAAAAAGAAATTTTCATAGTTATTGATAGTAGATTAAGTCGAAGCGAAAAATTGGAAGACATCGCAAGGCTTTTGAATAAAATATAACTATGTAACCAGTTCGCGGCCGCGGGTTGGTACATATAAAAGGGAGAAAGCGGGATGAGCAAGTATAGTTACCTACTAAAAAAATGGTGGTTTTGGATTCTTTTATTATTAATTATATTAAGTTTGTTTAATGGTATATGGGTTCTTTTATTTTTCGCTACTCTAGCGACTTTGACATTTGCTATAATAAAAGTTATTAAAAATGAAAATCGTCGAAAATATACGTTAATCATTATAGCGACAACAGTCTTGCTTCTTACTTTTTCTTTAATAAGAACAGTTCAACTTTATAATTATATTGTGGAGAACCCAGAGGAAAATGTAACAATAGATAACCAAAAAAAAGATACTAAAGAAGATGCCGAAACAGATGAAGTAGAAGAAACAGAAGAAACGGATCAAGCAGACGCTTCTGCGGCATATACAGTCACCCAAGAAGGTATAAAGTCTTTTAATGAATCCATTAATCGATTAATTTCTGAATCAAATGGAATACTTATAAAAGTTGTTCCATTCGAAAATGAATATGATATGTTAATTGCATATGTAACTCAAGACTTAAAATATCAAGATGAAACAATCAAACAAAAAAATGCTGATTATTTAGGGAATGAAATACAACAACGCGCTCTTGGTACTCTTTTTGGGGGAGATAGCAATCATAGGCCCATGGTTGAGCTAAGATATGAAGACGAGACAAAGATGGCTGGAAGTAGTGCTTTTGATAAAACTAATATGAAGCTCACAGGAAAATAAAATATAAAGGGAGAATGAATATGAAAAAAGGGATAGCTTTATTAGCGGGATTTATGTTAGCTTTTAGTATTTTTTTAACAGGATGTGGCGGAACAGATAATACAAGAAAAGAAAATCATTCTGATGGCAGTGCCGAAGTGAAAAATAAAAAAGATAATAATACATCAGATGAATATGTAGAAGATGGTCTTTTATTGAAAGTGGGAGAATGGACTAAAGATAAAGATTACGATACTAAAGTGACTCTTGAAAAGATTGCAACTCCAAAAATAAAAGTAGATTTAGGCGACTTAAATATGTTAATTAAGGATGTAAAAATCTTTAAACGAGAGAATGTCAGTGACGCAGAAAAAGAGGAATTTAGCGGTGGAAAAGTCCCTGTCACAGATCCTTACTACACAATACAAGTTAAATATGATTTAGAAAACACTGGAAAAAATGTGCTAAATTTTAATGGAATTGATTATATCATCACAGACCAAAAACAACAAATTGATGTTATGACTGACAACATTGGTATAAATGGTGTCTTCACTGTACAACCAGATGTCATAGTTGAAGATGAATATGTTATTTGTATATTAAAAAAAGACAACGTGGATAAAATAAATAAAGTAACTATAAAAACATCACCAGTCTATAACAGTGAAACGTATGACGAAATTACTAAATCGATGACTATCAATATTGAATTTAAATAAAAGAGAGCCTCAGGGCTTTTCTTTTTACCGAAAAAAGAACGTATGTGCGAAAGGAGAACGGAAATGAAGGCAGCTATTTATATACGCGTATCTACTCAAGAACAAATAGAGAATTACTCTATACAAGCTCAAACTGAAAAGCTAACAGCCTTGTGCCGCTCGAAGGACTGGGACGTATACGATATTTTCATTGACGGCGGATACAGCGGTTCAAACATGAATCGCCCTGCGCTAAATGAAATGCTAAGTAAATTACATGAAATTGATGCTGTAGTCGTATATCGATTAGACAGACTATCCCGCTCACAAAGAGATACGATAACGCTTATTGAAGAATACTTCTTAAAAAACAATGTAGAATTTGTTAGTCTGTCTGAAACGCTTGATACTAGTTCACCCTTCGGTCGTGCAATGATTGGTATATTGTCCGTATTCGCTCAATTAGAGCGCGAAACTATACGAGATCGAATGGTGATGGGGAAAATTAAGCGTATTGAAGCAGGTCTTCCTTTAACGACCGCAAAAGGTAGAACGTTCGGCTATGATGTTATAGATACTAAATTGTATATTAATGAAGAAGAAGCAAAACAATTACAAATGATTTATGATATTTTTGAGGAAGAAAAAAGCATTACATCTTTACAGAAACGACTAAAAAAATTAGGGTTCAAAGTCAAATCATATAGTAGTTACAATAATTGGCTAACTAATGATTTATACTGTGGTTATGTATCTTATGCGGATAAAGTGCATACAAAAGGTGTTCATGAGCCTATTATTTCAGAGGAACAATTTTATAGAGTTCAAGAAATATTTTCGCGCATGGGTAAAAATCCAAATATGAATAGAGATTCAGCATCCTTGCTAAATAATTTGGTAGTGTGTAGTAAATGCGGATTAGGGTTTGTTCATCGGAGAAAAGATACTGTTTCCCGCGGAAAGAAATATCATTATAGATATTATAGTTGCAAGACTTACAAACATACTCATGAACTAGAAAAATGTGGAAATAAAATTTGGAGAGCTGACAAACTCGAGGAATTAATTATTGATCGCGTGAATAACTATAGTTTCGCTTCTAGGAATGTAGATAAAGAAGACGAATTAGATAACTTAAATGAAAAACTTAAAACAGAACACACAAAAAAGAAGCGGCTGTTTGATTTATATATCAGTGGTTCTTACGAAGTTTCAGAACTTGATGCTATGATGGCTGATATCGATGCTCAAATTAATTATTATGAAGCACAAATAGAAGCTAACGAAGAATTGAAGAAAAATAAAAAGATACAAGAAAATTTAGCTGATTTAGCAACAGTTGATTTTAACTCTTTAGAGTTCAGAGAAAAGCAACTTTATTTAAAATCACTAATTAATAAAATTTATATCGACGGTGAACAAGTTACTATTGAATGGCTCTAGTAGCTTGTTTATTTAGATTGTTTAGTATCTCGTTATCTCTCGTTGGACGCAAAGAGGGAACTAAACACTTAATTGGTGTTACCCATAAGCCACCCATTATCATTGACCCAGTCACTTCTACTTATGTATTTCCAACTGTAGCACCTAGTTCAACAGAATGTATTTGGATTT